CACGAACCCCGCAGCCGCACCATAAAGCGCAAGACCGCCGAACAAAACACCACGTTCCGATTCTCCGGATGCCGGGATGTTTGTATAAAAGTAGTCGCAAAAGAACGTTGTACTTCCAGCACCTACCGCCAACGGCATAATGTCGCCATCTTCGCCAAGGACAAGTTGTTTTACATATCCCTCTTTTCGCGAAATGTCGCCGCGATACTCATAATTGCCGACACCCGAATTTGTGAACTTGGATGGGTCATCGCAAATGTACATCTTAGATAAACCGCCCGTCGCTTCGCTTTGGATGATTATCTTGATTCCGTCCGTCCACTTCCAAAGATGACCAAACGGGTTTTCAATGCCGCGATAACGTGGCACGGCGAATGTTTTCTTTACTGCATTATCTTCGCCATGAACGGAATAATCAACCGTTCCCGAATGGTTGCCAAGCGAATTTGTAACACCACATGGAATGATTGGATTGTTTCCATTGTGCGTTGACCATGAACCCCAATCCCATGTTGTAACACCATCACCCAATCCGCCTTGATGGAATCCGTTTTCGTCAAGTTCCGCATTGAACTTGTCTTGCGTGTTGAATGTGCAATATTCAACCACGAACAACCACCACAACATCTTGTGCATCCTGTAAAGATTCGCGTTCCATTCCACCGAACCACGATTGCGCGCTTTTGCGCGGAAATCATTCAATGAAATGGATGTTGCGGGCAAGCCAAGGAAAGAACGATACGTTCCATCATAACTTGCGTTGTTATTGCCACCACGATAATCAGCATCGGTTGAACAAACGGATGCCAGCTTGTTTGTTGAACGCTGAACCGTTGCTTCAACGCTTGAAACATAGCCTTTGCGCCAAAGATGGAATCCAGGCAATGGTTGTGTACTCTGCAAATGGCGACATTTGTTGCCATCCATTTCAAAACGAACGTACATATCCGGCAATTCCGTTTCCATCATGCCATCCTTGCCCGTCAAGTCTGCCGCCGCGCCTGTGTCGCGCTTGGTCGAATCGTTGGCGTTAAGGTAATACACAACCTTGCCGTTGTCATCCAAGATGCAATTGCGCATCATGTTTTGCAATGGCAATTCCTTGTGCAACTCCATCTTGCCAACGCGCGTTGGCTTGGGATTGGACACCGTGATGTCCCATTCCACGCCATAATAATAATCATAAGGAAAGGTCGGCTTTGTGTTGCCGACACCGATTAAAAGTCCCATATTAGTAACCCCATTTTAAGTTTATACCCGACAACGATGTTGCCTTGATTACTTTCACTATTTCGGGATTCCAACCACTTTCAAAGTTGGTTTCGATGAAATCCCCATCATCCATTCCGGCAAGCTGCACCGACAATTTGACGGGGCTTGTGGAATCGTTCTTGATGTTGAACGGTTGACCGTCCGAAAGGCTGAAATTGCCGTTTGCAAGGTCAATCACGCCCATCTTTCCGATTTGCGCGGAAACGCTTTCGCCGCTTCTTGTGTTCATACTTCAATTTTTACGTTAAAAACTTGAATGCAAATTTACAATATATGTTTCATAGTGAAACACGTTGTGGATAAGTTAGGCACAACTTAGCCATGCAATGCGGTTTCTTGTGGCGCATCTTCTACGACACGCCACGATTGCACCAGCTTTCCATCCACCACATCAAGCGATTCAACCACGGACGTTCCCGGTTCGCCCGTTGGCTGCTCGCTTGGCACAAAATCAAGAAACCCCGCATTTCTCAATTCCGTAATATACGCGCCTTGGCTTTTGTCAACCCGGCGCAAGTCAAGGGGTTCGCCTTGAACGTATTTTGCCAATTGATATTCCATATTATGTTGTATATTGTTTATTAACAACCATCCATCCACCATTGTAATAACGCAACGTCAATGAATCGCCACGCTCCATGTCAAGTCCACTAATAGATTTTCCATCGTTGTTGTATAACGTGCATCCGCTTTGCGGTGAAACTCTTATTCGGTTTCCCATATTTCGGTCGCACACAATTTCGATGTCAAATATTGTTGGAACATTGTTCGTCTGCTTGTTCACCTGTGCCAATGTTGGCAACTTGACATTCAAATATTTAGTCGTGTTTGCGGTAAAATGGAACTTTTGCGTAATCGCGAACCATAGTTCTATAATGTCCGTGTACGCTTGCCCGATGTAACCATTTTCAAATGCTGCAACCTTGCCAATGTTGTATTGATTGCCATATACGCCAAGGGCTTTCGGATGATACCAATGTTCAATATTTGCATCACTCGTTGATGGGTTGTTGTGGTGCAATTCAAGCGTTGTTCCCATGTTATCAGTTAGCGACATATAGCCGTTATATGGATAACCAAGTGATGACAGGCAACCAAGCAACACGCGTTGTTTGTCGTTGCAGAATCTTATGAAATCGCGAAACAACGCCAATCCATTTGTCGTGTCCTGTTCGTCTGAACTACCATATCCGATTTGTCCTTGCTGAATGCGGAATCCGCCGATTGACCCCGATATTGCATTTATAACGCCCTCCACTTGCGCTTTTGACATCACGACCGAACCATCTTGCATGACGCGGAAAGGCGCGGTCTTGCGATTCTCAAATGACGCGCCAGCCCAAAAGCGGATGGAATCGGATGCCGTGCCGTTTCCCGTGATTCCGGCAAGGATGGATTTGTTGTCGCCCGCAACCTGTATTGTTCCGGATGTGACAATTCCTCCATCAATCGTTGTTTGTGTGTTATCGTAATACACGGCAACAACCCAATCGTTTGTATTCCACGAACCGGATGCCCTTGCGGTGATGCAACGGCGCAATTCCTTTCCATCAACCCACAAGTCGCCGACATCATAAGGCGGATAAGGTTGCGCAACGAACACGCGGCGTTTGCCATCGGCGGTGTCCTGTGCTTTGCTTGCCGCATCATACGCATCAATCGCCTTTTTATCTTCGATGGTTTGCCATATATAAACGACCGTTCCCATACCATTGACAAAACGGAATGTCTGACGATAGCACTTCAACAACTTCGTGCTTGAATTATACCACATATCGCCAACATGCTTTGCTTTTTCCGCGTTCGTTGTCCAATTGGATGCCGGGTCGGACGTTTGAAACCACGTTTCAATCTTTCCGTCAATTTGTTCGGTCATCGTATCAATGGCATTTGCAAAGTCGCCGTTGATGAAATTCTTCAATGCTGAATCATCCGTGTATTTGCTTGCCTTTTCCCAATCCGAGGATGTGAACGCGCCGGATTCCCTTGCGGTCTTGCATCGCATGATGTCCCCGGTCGCACCTTGAACCCACAAGTCGCCGACATCATAAGGCGGCACGGGTGTTGATGTAAAGATGCGGTTTTTCTCCTTGCCAAGTTCCAACGCTTCATTTGCAATCGCGATGGCTTGCGCAAGTTCCGAATCTTGCAGTTCTTGCCACACATAGAACGTGCCGGGCGCATATCCCGGCTTTGGTCGCCATTGAATTTTTACATATCGCCATACCTTGCCGGATGTCGTGTTATAATACAAGTCGCCAAGATGGTTTTCTTTCGTGGTTGAATCCGTCCATCCACTATTCGGAACGCCATCTTCCGACCCTGGCGCGGTTGAAAGCGGGGATGGGTCTATCTGATAGAAATGTTGTTCAATCTGACCATCCAATTGCGCTTTGATTTCGTCAAGGATTCCGGGCAATGTATTGTTGATGAAATCCTTGCTTTCCATCGCTTCGCTTCCAAGTTCTTCAAGCGTTTTTTCTTGCCCGTTTTGCGTGAACACGATTCGCCCGCCGATTTCCGATTGGTCAAGGTCGAAATATGTTGTACCATCCGCCGATTCGATGCGTCCGGTCTTGATGAAACGTCCGTTGATGGTCGTGAAACCATACGTCAAGGAAATGGCACGAACCTTTGTGTCCGCGTCTATACTTCCCAAAATTCCAATCAAAAAGAAATACACGTTCGGCGATTCTTCAACCTTGTGTTGGGTTGTCGAAATGCTCATTGTTCCGGCTGAATTGTCGCGGTTGCAAACTGCATAGATGTAATATGGGACATTTTGTTGCAATGCCGTTGTCCCATCCGCCAGCACCCACGAACGCGCCTTGTCCGGGTCAATGGTGTAATGTGTAAGAACGCCACCTTTCCACTTGAACAAGTTCGGATTTCCATTAAAGTTTGGCTCAAAGACGGTGTTTATCAAGCCGAATTGCATTGACTTCGCGCCAACTGACAACATCATTGTGTCCACGGATTCCGGCGTGATTTTGT